AGACTCTATATTTCAAACGGGTCAGGTTGGTATAACGTTGCTTTGATTAATGCGACTCCGACGCTTACTATTGATCCTACTGGTTCAATCACACTTGCTACAGATGGAACGCCAACAGTCATTACATTAATTGCTACTGATTCTGACAATGCTGTTGATGGATTAACTTTCTCAGTAGATTCTGATGGAAGTTTTGCTGGATTAGGAACTATCAGTCAAGATTCAAGTGTGTTTACTATTACGCCATTGAGTGAAGATTCTTCTACTACTACATCTTCAACATTAACATTTAAAGCATCTGATGGTATTAGTTTTGGATCTGGTACAAGTACATTATCATTAACTTTTAAAGTAGCAAATTCAAATTATACTACATTCTTAGCAAAGGCTGATACAGCAGGTACAGATAACCAAGTTGATGCTTCAACTAATGCATTAACGATTACTGAGTATGGTAATACAACATCATCTGCATTTTCTCCATATCATCCAGGTGGATACAGTGTATTGTATGACGGAAATAGCGATTCTTTATCAGTATCAGCAGACACAAGCTTGGATTTAGGCACTGGTGACTTTACTATGGAAGCATGGGTATATCCACAAGAAACCGGCAATAACTATCCTTCATTTATGAGTAGTGTAACCGGTTGGAGTTCGGGTGCTAGTGGACATAGATTTGATAATATTAATCACTCTGGTAAGTTTGGATTTTATGTAAATGGCTTTGGTGGAAGATCAGGTGGAAATCCATTTATGCATTCAACAAATACTTTTACACACAATAATTGGTATCACTATGCAATAACAAGATCTGGAAATACCTTTAAGATGTATATCAATGGAGTGCTTGAAGATACACAAACAGACACTGGTTCTTTAAACGCAGCATTGGGTGGATTTAGATCGGGCGGATCTTTCGACGGTGCCAATGGATATTTTGCTGGTTACGTTAAAGATATAAGAATTGTAAAAGGATCTGTTGTTTACACAGAAGCATTTACTCCACCAACATCAACACTAGATGCAATTAGCAATACATCATTACTACTATGCCACGCTCCATATATTGCCGATGGATCAACCAATGCTCACGCTATAACTGTTGCCGGTACTGCTCAAACACGAAGATTTGGCCCATATGACTATATCGGTTATACAAAGGCAGATCATGGTGGTTCTGTATATTTTGATGGTACTGGTGATTATATACAAACTCCAAATGGCACATATATGAACTATGGATCTGATAATTTTACATTTGAATGTTGGTTATATCCACTGGCATCAAATGGAGATCGGTATATTGTTAGTGATTATACATCAGCTGGTCAGATGGCTTATGCATCATTTCATGTACTTTTAGATGATGGTATTCTCAAATCTTATATAAGAGTAGGAGGTGTCAATGTTATTGGTGGATTAAATGGATCTACTACAGTACAACTTAACGTTTGGCATCATGTAGCACTGGTGAGAAATGGAAATGTATTTACGCTATATCTAAATGGTGCATCCGAAGCGTCTCTTACACAATCTGGATCTATGAACGTTTCTGCTGAACCATTTACAATAGGTAGAGCAGGAAATTATAATGGATTATACACACAAGCTTATGTTGCTGATGCTCGACTAGTTAAAGGAACTGCTGTATATACATCTGCATTCACACCGCCGACTCAGCCTTTAACTGCGATTACAAATACTGAATTGCTTACTTGTACAAATACGAATGACATTTGGGATGTAGGTCAAGGCACAAGACTTTTAAAATCTGGCAGTGTAACTGCTTCTAATACGCAAAGAAAGTTCACTACATCTTCTACAATGTATTTCGATGGTGATGATGCAGTAGAAATAACACCAGGATACGATGATGTATTATATAATTTTGGTACGCATGATTGGACTGTAGAAGGTTGGTTTTATTTTAACAATTTAACTGGCGGCAGAAATTTATTGACAATGTTGAGAGCAGGAGCAAATGCCGCAATTCCACATTTCTATACCGATGGCGGCACAGTAAAATATTATGTGTCAGCGCAGGATAAAATAGTAACATCGTCAGTTCTAACTTTAAACACGTGGCATCACATTGCTTGGGTCAGAAATGGCAATGCTCACAAAATATATGTTGATGGTACAGCATCTGGAACTACTTGGACTGCGGCACAAACATACACTCAGGGACGTCCTACTTTGGGGGATTATTATGCTTCATTAAACAATTTGTCAGGCCAGAGCAATCTATTTGTTGGTTATATGCAAGATATCAGATTTACAAAAGGTCTAGCAAGATATACAGCTAACTTTACACCACCAACCTCAGAATTTACTGGATAGTTTAATTTAAAAAACATATAAATAGTCTTAGATAATTTTAATCGGAGACTATTTTATGGCTGTACCTAATTCTAGAACAACGCTTATAGATTACTGTAAGCGCAAACTCGGGGATCCAGTATTAGAGATTAACGTCGATGATTTTCAAATTGAAGATCGTGTTGATGAAGCTCTACAATATTGGCAAGAGTATCATTACGATGCCACAGTTCGTACGTTCTTAAAACATCAAATTACTGCTGCCGATAAAACAAACGAATATATTACTATACCATCAAATGTCTTATTCATTAATAAGATGTTTCCGGTGTCTTCTTCATTCGGTACATCGTTTAATTTCTTCGATATTAAATATCAAATGATGTTAAATGATATTGCTGACATGCAAAACTTTGCTGGTGACTTGGCGTATTACGAACAAATGCAACAGTTTTTATCTTTGCTTGATATGAAACTTAATGGTCAACCACAAATTCAATGGTCGCGGCATGAAAATAAACTTTATATCTACGGAGATTTTAATGATGACGATATTCAAATCGGCGAATATATTGTATTAGATGTATATCAGACAGTAGATACTGCCACTTCAACATCTGTATGGAATGATTGGTGGTTAAAAGAATATGCTACTCAACTTATCAAACAACAATGGGGTATGAATCTTATCAAGTTTGAAGGAGTGCAATTGCCAGGAGGAGTAACGTTTAACGGAAGACAACTATACGATGATGCTACTGCTGAAATAGAAAGACTTAAAGAGCGGTTACATGAGGATTTTTCTTTCGGTGCACCGATGATGGTAGGTTAATATGGGCCGTAATTTTTATTTCTCAGAAAAAGTTCGAAGTGAAATGGACATGTATGAAGACCTCGTCATTGAGGCTCTTCAGATATATGGCCAAAACGTATACTATATTCCAAGAGATTTAGTAAATTACGATACTATATTTGGTGCAGATGCCGAGTCTTCATTTAATTCATCTCATAAAATTGAGATGTATATTGAGAACGTTGAAGGTTTTGAAGGTGAAGGTGATTTGTTCACTCGATTTGGTGTAGAGATAAGAGATGAAGCCACGTTTGTCGTATCACGTCGTAGGTGGTTAAATCAAGTCAAAAGAAATGATAGCGAAATTACAGTTCCAAGACCGGTTGAAGGTGACCTCATTTATCTTTCTTTAACTAATAAAATATTTGAGATAATGCATGTAGAACATGAACAACCATTTTATCAAATAGAAAATATACCAGTATTTAAGATGCGCTGTCAACTGTTCGAATATAGCGGTGAAGACTTTGATCTTATTACTACTGACCTCGATGCTATTGAAAGAAAATACGCATATACACATGAATTAACACTTAAATCGCCACGTAAAGCGGTAGCTACAGCGAGTATTACATAATGGCAAGACTTACAAGCATATCACTATTAGACAGTGGTACTTATTACTCTACTAAACCAACAGTTGTTGTAGATCCACCAGCATTCGATAGCAGTAGATTTACACTAGCTATGATTGATAGTCAAGAATATAAGTTTGGTTGTGGTGCTTTAAATTTAGACTCTGATGACACGGTACTAATAGGCACTCTCGATAGTAATTATCAAGCTGCTTCTCCTTTATTTCGTCATAACATGATGTCAATGTGGGTTAACTTAGATTCAGTTATTCCTAGTACTATTGTTTGGGGTCAAAACTATCGTATTTTTATTGATAGCGGTGGTCACTTAGGATTCAGTTATGTATCAGATAGCTCAGGATCTGTATTACCTAATGGCACATGGTGGGATTCTTCTAACGCTATTACTCAAAACAATTGGCATTTTATTAAGGTTGAAGTGTCACATGATCAATTGAGATTTGGAGTTGATTCAGCGCATACTCCTAGTGGTAATTATTATAATAAAGGTCATAGTCTGTACTTAGGACAAGGTAATTTCTGGGATTCAGGAGCTACAATAAATTTAGGACATGATTCTGATAATGCATCTCCATTAGGTACTATATTCCCACACAGCTTAACTCTTAATCCAGTATCTGGATATAAAGGTATTAATGGAACGATCGATAATTTTAATTTTACAAGTAGTCCAGCAGATAGCCAGCATTTTATGGATAAGTGGACTAATTGGGTGCCTGACTCTGCTGGTGATTATTATAGAAATACTACTCCAGTCTTTGAAGAAAATTGGGATTATAGAACAGCAAAAATACATGCGCAGTTAGATTCTGTAAATAATGTTATTAAAGCCATAACTATTATAGACTCTGGTTGTGGATATGATTCTGTACCAGAAATCAATTTCATTGGTGGAAATAATATTATTGATAGCGCATATGCTATTGGCGATAGTATTAGTCAAACTCTAAGTACTACTGTTATGAGAGGTGAAGTTGCGCGGTATCAATTAGATTCTGCAGGTGACTCAAATAGGCATCTTTACTTAATTCATTCTGGTGCTGATGACGGTAAGTTTCATAATTTTGTATCAGATATAGCAGTCATAAATACCAGTAATAACAGCGTAAGCGGATTATTTGTGAAGAGTGCCACAGAAATTAATAAACTATCTAATAACGAGCAAAACACAGAGTTTACTACAATATCTGACGACTTCTTAGATTTCTCAGAAGATAATCCATTTGGCGATCCGGAGAATAATTAATGTTTGGTTCACACTTCTATCATGAAAAAACCCGGAAAGCAGTTGCTATATTTGGTAGGTTATTTAATAACGTATACATTATTCGTAAAAATGCTAGTGGTGCAGTCATTAGTCAGATTAAGTTACCATTAGCGTATGCACCTAAATCACGTTATATTGATCGTATTAGAGAAAATCCTGAACTTTCTACTGATGAAGATGTTGCTATTAAATTACCGAGGGCTTCATTTGAAATTAGTAATTTCTCGTATGATACCACTCGCCAGTTAACAAAGCTGAGTAACTTTTCAAAACCAGGTTCAACTGGTAGTCAACGTACTAAGATGTATTCGCCTGTGCCATACAATTTAGGGTTTACATTAAACATATATGCCAAATCACACGATGATGCATTGCAGGTTGTAGAACAAATACTACCAACATTTAATCCTCAGTACACTGTAACCATAAAGCCATTTGCTGATAAATATCCAGATTTTGTTGAGGATATACCAATTATTATTCAACAAGTGTCATTTGCTGATGATTATGATGGCTCATTACAGCAGCGAAGGACAATCATATATACATTAGAATTCGAAATGAAGTTACAATATTATGGTTCGCTTGATGCAGAGAGTGCAATTATTAGAGAGGCTAATGCCGATATATTCTTTGATTCAACGAACTTGACAGATTCAGATAAACGCGTAGAAAGATTAAGTGTAACACCTGATCCATTAAATGTCAATCCAGACAGTGATTATGGCTTTAACACTACTATCATATAGGAGAAATAAATGACTATTACTTTAAGGTCAACTAAAGGTAGTGAGTTAACACATGCTGAATTGGATGGTAACTTCACTGACTTAGATGGAAGAATACAGCAGATTGATCTTTTTGATTCTGTAAATTGCCAAGGGTTAATCAATGCTACAGTAGTTGGCCAATACGCGCCGCTATCTGTAACTACTAATTTGTCAAATAGTTTAAACACAAATACTGCATCTATTAATACAATCAATAATACAACATTGAATAACTATATTCTGCTTACAACTTTGCAAGCGACAGTCGCTGCAAGTACAGATTTTGCAGATTTTCAATCAAGGATAGCAGCGCTATAAGATCATGAGTGATTCAGCAGATAATGTAAATAATGATTATGAATATTCTCGTCAAACATACTACGAACTTGTAGAAAAGGGCAAGGATGCCCTCGAGATGATGATAGAAGTAGCGCGTGAATCAGAACATCCACGAGCATACGAAGTATTAGCTGGTCTCATAAAAAATACCTCAGACGTTAATGATAAATTAATGGATCTAAATAAAAAACAACGTGATTTATTGAAAAAGGCAGAAGAAGAGTCAAACCAACCACAAATAGGAACACAAACAAATAATGTTTTCCTTGGTTCTACGGCAGATATTCAACGCCTGTTGCAAGATGGAGATGATGTAATTAATGTCACACCAGAACGAGACATATCTCGGAAATCCTAATGTAAAAAGAGATGGCGTTCAACAGGCTTGGACTCCTAGTCTACTAAAAGAATATAAAAGGTGTATGGATGATCCCATTTACTTTGCCAAAAGTTATTGTAAAGTTATATCTCTTGATAAGGGATTGGTTAACTTTGAGTTATATCCGTATCAAGAAAAAATGTTTAACCATTTTAATGATAATCGTTTCTCAGTTGTCTTGGCTTGTAGACAATCTGGTAAATCTATATCTGCGTGCGCTTACTTGCTTTGGTATGCTCTTTTTCATACTGAAAAAACAATTGCGGTTCTGGCCAATAAAGGTGCAACTGCGCGAGAAATGCTCGGACGTATTACACTTATGCTCGAGAATATACCATTCTTTTTACAACCTGGATCTAAAGGCCTCAATAAAGGATCTTTGGAATTTAGTAATAATTCCCGTATTGTCGCTGCTGCTACTTCCGGTAGCTCTATTCGTGGCATGTCAGTT